GGTTTTGATTTGATTGAGGAATTCTCACGAACTTGTCTGAGCGATATATTTAAACTTCGAGGGTCTACTCCACCGGCGTTAGGCATTAATATTTTAGCACATCAATATTTTTATTTTCAATAAACTATGAAAAAAATCTTTAACTCAAACACAAGATTTTCTATAAAATTTTCTCCTTTTTTTAATTGACTTTTTCTATAAACCAATAGTATAATATCCACCGGGACGACGGTATTGCTGCGCCGTACTCCTACAATTTTATGTGAGCGTAAGAGAAGTGAACCCCTTTGGTTAGATAATTCTAACGAAAGGGGTTTACTTCTTGAAGAATTTGACTTTTTCAATGAACCAATAGTATAATAACTATAAAGAGATAGTCGGTATTGGATCACCGGCTCTCCCCGTAATTAAAAAATTTGACGGAAGGCCGTGTAACCGCAGGTTATGCGGTTTTTCTCATTTTATTTTCGAAATGAGAGAATGACTACTATAAGAGTTGCAAAACCTATCATTAAAGATAAGGTTTCATAAACAGTCATAGCATCACCCCCTACTCTTTTGGAGTAGGAAAACCGATTACCGACTATCTCGAAAATTATTATAGCATAACTAAACATATTTTTAAATAACAGGGAATATACCCCGGTTATTTCTTTATGATAAGCAAAAAGCCCTCTCTGCTTAACAGAAGGGCCTTTTGTATAACGGATGGTGAAAGGATGAAGTACCTAACGCCAGCCAGCAAAAGAAAACGAGTCGGAGTTGGAGGTTATTGCATGTTGTCAACCGAACAAGAGAAACTATATCTGCTTTCCTAAAAAAGTCAAACTGTTTCTTTAACTAAACCTGCACCTTTACTAAACTGTCGTTAGGTTCAAATATATATTAGCACCACTTTTTTAGGTTTTCAATATCCTAAAGCAATACTATTTTTTTATAAACTAAAATGAATATCAAAACTAACGACTTTATTTATAACACTCTTATCAATACCAAAATCCCTCGTTGCATACGCAACGAGGGATTTTGGTACTTTTGGGCAAGGATTAAGATTTTGTGCCTAACGTCAGCCTGTAAGGTAAATGAGTGGAGAGTTAGATTTGGGATAACACTATTGCCCGTTGTGGTAGGACATCAATCATACACCTTTACTGAACTGACGCTAGATACAAATATATATTAGCACCACTTTTTTAGGTTTTCAATATTCTAAAGCAATATTATTTTTTCATAAATTAAAGGAAGCCACTAAAATCAGTGACTTCCTTTTTCATATAATAAGATCAGCAACCTTATTATTTTTGTAATGCTTTTTCACAGTTTTGTTTATTCAGTATTTCGTGGATCATCCGGTAACTTTTTCGCAGATCCCGTACTACAGTTTTTTCAGATAGCCCGAGACGGTCAGCTATTTCATAATTAAGCAAGTGCCGTATAAACCGCAGTTCCAGTATTTCCAGCTGGCGCGGGGTCAGCTTTACTTTCTCTATTACTTCCTGAAATTCTTCTTTGGTCGGTATATCGTCCAGTATATGACGAACTTTCAAGTTTGTACGGTTCATCGTTTCACCTGCTCGCTATTATTGCTCCTGCTACTGCTCCTCCGACAATTCCCCAGCCAAGCTTTTGGATCTGTTTTAGCCTACTTTTCTTTTGCTCCTGTTTTATTTGAGAGCTCAATGTCTCTAAGGATTTGTTTTGCTCTGCTATTGTCTTGTTGGAGTTCTTTAACAATTCCTGAACCTGTGTCAGCTCGTTCTTGCCCTTCTGATAGGATACGTTCTGCTCTTTGATTAGCTTCTGCAGCTCGTTCGAGTTCCTTTTCTGCTGCTCCAATATGTCCGACAGCTTTATCAAGCGACTTTCCGAGT